GTGACACGCCTGTGAGAGCTACTCTCCCCGGGAGAAGTGAGACGACCTTGAGGAGCGCCACGATGAGCGACGAGACCCCCGAAGCCACCGCCGAGGCTGCCCAGCTCGCGCGCGATGACGCGGTGTCCGAGGTGGTCGGCGTGCCGTTGGCCGACCATGACGACTTCGCCACCTTGAGGACCGAAGCCGAGACGATGGCGCGCTCGCCGGAGTCTGCGAGCTCGAAGCGCTACGAGGAGAGCTCGCGCTCCGGCGAGGTGTCGCCCTTCGAGGCCGGCCAGCCCGACTACCCGCCGGTCCTCGAGCCGGGCGACCCGGGCTACCCGACGACGTCGGACCCGCACTCCTCGGCGCCCGTCGAGCACGGCGCGCCGTCGCCGGAGTGAGGCGCTCGAGCTCGGCGGCCAACAAGGCCCGCCCGGCTCCCGGCTCTGTCGCCGCGCGTCACGCCGCCTCCGTCGGCCTGGGCGAGAAGACCTACGAGGACTGGCGCCGTGAGCGCTCGGCGTCGCGCCGGCGTCGGAGCGGCGAGGACCGGGGCCGATGAGCGCGGCGCCCGCCGGCAACGTCACCCCGATCCGAGGCGCGGAGGCCGAGACCCCGAGCGCTCCTCGCCGTCGTCGTCGTCAAGCGCCGCTGGGCCCGGCGCCCTCCTGGCTCTCCGCTCCGGCCAAGGTCCTCTGGCGCTCCGTCGTCCCCGAGCTCGACGAGCTCTACCCGGAGCTCATCGGGAAGCTCGACGTCCACGCCATCGGTCTCATGGTCGAGCACCTCGCCATCGCCCAGGCCGCCGCCGAGGGCATGAGGGCCAAGGGCAACGTCCCCGACACCGTCGACGTCGACAAGGTCCACGGCGGAGGCTCGAAGAAACCCCCGGCGTCTCAGGTCATGCGCGACCACGGCAAGGCCTTCCTCGAGCTCGCGCGCGACTACGGACTAACTCTCGGCGCCCGCGCGCGCCTCGACCTCGAGCGTCTCGCCCCGGTAGTCCCCGACTCCGATGACGACGACGACCTCTTCGACTAGGCGGCCAGCGAAGCCGAAGGCGAAGGCCACGCCCGACCCCGTCACCCGCGAGGAGCTCGAGCGCCGCACGCCTGGGCTCTTCGACTACCTCGCCGCGCACCCCGACTACCGGCTCACGGAGGCGAAGCTCGCCAAGCTCACCCGGCCGCGCTGGCTCTCCCCGGCGCCATCGACGGCCGAGCGCGCCGCCGGCGTCCACTTCGACCTTGAGCGCGTCGACCACTTCCTCCGCTTCGCCCGGAAGTGCCGGCACATCAAGGGCCGCCGCTTCGCCGGCAAGCCCTTCGTCCCCGACCTCTGGCAAGTCGTCTGGGTCCTCGCCCCGGTCTTCGGCTGGCTCAACCGCGACGGCACGCGCCGCTATCGGGCGCTGTTCCTCGAGGTTCCCCGCAAGAACGGCAAGAGCACCCTCTGTGCGGCCATCGCGCTCTACCTCGTCTCCGCCGACCGTGAGCCGGGCGCCGAGGTCTACTCCGTCGCGCGCGACCTCGACCAGGCCCGGGCCGTCTTCAACGTCGCGGCGAACATGGTCAAGAAATCCCCGGCGCTCCGCCGGCGACTCAAGGCGCTCATCCCGTCGCGCACGATCAGCAACGCCAACACGGCGAGCGAATACAAGGCCCTAGCGTCGGACCGCGCTGGGCTCAACAAGCACGGCCTCAACGTCCACGGCGCCATCGTCGACGAGCTCCACGTCATCACCGACGGCGAGCTCATCGACACCATCGAGACCGGGACCGGCTCCCGAGATCAGCCCCTCATCGCGACGATCACCACCGCCGGCATCCCCGAGGAGTCGCCCGTCTGGCGCGACCGGCGCGCCCTCGCCGAGAAGGTCTCCGACGGCGTCATCGCCATGCCCGACCTCCTCGCGGTGGTGTTCGCCGCCGACCCCGCCTGTGAGCTCGACGGCTCCTGGGCATCGCCGGCCGTCTGGGCCTCGGCGAACCCGGGCCTCGGCACGTCGCTTCGCCCCGACTACCTGGCCGCCAAGGCCGCCGAGGCGAAGGTCTCACCCACCAAGCTCAAGACGTTCCTCCGGCTTCACCTCGACGTACCCACTGGATCGAGCGCGGGATGGATGCCGCGCCCCATCTGGGATCGCACCGCGGGCCTCGTCGACGAGGGCGACCTCGCCGGCGCTCGATGCTTCGGCGGTCTCGACCTCGCGAGCTCCAAGGACCTCGCAGCGTTGGTGCTCGTCTTCCCCGACGAGGCCAACGAGATCGTCGACGTCGTCTGTCGATTCTGGACGCCAGCCGACACGCTCCTTGCGCGCGCGCACTCCGACCAGGCCGACTACGAGGCCTGGGTCAAGGCCGGCTTCCTGACCGCGACGCCGGGCGAGACGATCGACTACGACTCCATCGAGGCGGAGCTCCTCGCACTTGCCGGGCGCGGCATCGGCCGCTTCGACGTCGAGAGCGTCGGCTACGACCCCTGGGGATCGAAGCAACTCCGCACCCACCTCGAAGACGCCGGCGTCCCCATCTGGGAAGTGCGCCAGGGCTTCGCGTCGCTCTCGCCCCCCATGAAGGAAACCGAGCGGCTCGCCATCGAGCGTCGACTCCGACACGGCGGCCATCCCGTCTTGCGGTTCTGCATCCTCAACACCGTCGCCGCGATGGACCCCGCCGGTAACGTCAAGCCCGATCGGAAGCGCTCGCGATCCCGGATCGACGGCACCGCGGCGCTCGTCATGGCGGTCGGGGAATGGCAACGGTCCTTGTCGGGCGGACGCTCCGCCTACGAAGACCACGGATTGGAGGTCGCCCGGTGAGGTCTCGAGCATGGCGCGCGTACGTTCTCCGGCGCCTCCTGGTCAACCTCAAGAGCGGCGACGCGATCGGCGGTGCGCTGCGATCCGAGCGCCACGGCACCCTCGTCCTCGTCGACGCCACCCTCTGGCGGAGTGGAGAATCCCCCGTCGCGCTGGACGGAGAGGTCATCATCGACATCGACAACGTCGCCTTCTGCCAAGCCCTGGCGCCGAAGGCCCCAGCCGACCTCAAGGACTGAGAGGCCCATGGGATTCGTCGCCACCGGCGGCACCATCGTCGAGAGCAACCCCGCCAGCCCGCGCATCGGCTCGAGGCCCCTGGGGATCACCACCTACGGCGGCCTCGTCGCGAGCTACGAGGCCCTCTACCGGAGCCAACCGAACGTCCGCACCGTCGTCGACTTCCTGGCGCGGAACATGGCGCAGCTTCGCACGAAGCTCTACCGTCGCCTCTCAGACGCCGAGCGCCGCGAGGAGCGCGACCACCCCCTCGCCGTCATGCTGCGGCACCCCAACCCGCGCGTCTCACGATTCGAATTCTTCCGCGACCTCGAGAGCGACCTCGACGTCTTCGACAACTTCGTGGCCCTCAAGATTCTCGCCCCGGAGAGCGGCCGCCGCGCTCTGCTCCGCATCCCGCCCCAGCACGTCGAGCCCCTCGGCTCCAACTGGCTCTTCCCCGACGGCTTCCGCGTGACCCTCGGGGGCCGCGTCCTCGAGCTCCCCTGGGACCGCTTCGTACACCTCAAGGGCTACAACCCCACCGATCCCCGCTGGGGTCTCTCTCCCATCGAGACCCTCCGCCGCATCCTCTCCGAGGAGGCCGCCGCCGGCGAAGCCCGAGAGCAACTCTGGAATCGAGGTGCGCGCGCGTCCGCCGTCGTCTCGCGTCCCGCCGATGCGCCGAGGTGGCAGGACGGCGCGCGCGAGCGCTTCCGGCAGGAATTCGCCGACGCCTTCACCGGCTCCGGGCCCGAGGCCGGCGGTACGCCGATCCTTGAGGACGGCATGACTCTCGAGAAGGTCACGCTCACGCCGGCGGAGCTCGAGTACCTCGAGGCCCGCAAGCTCAGCCGCGCCGAGGTCGCCGCGGCCTACGGCGTCGCCCCCTCGAATCTCGGGATGATGGACTCCGCCAACATCGGCGACGCGCGCGCCGCCCACACTGGCCTCTACCAAGACACGCTGGCGCCTCGCACCGACTTCACCTCCGAGGGCCTGGCGCTGCAACTCCTCCCCGACTTCGAGACCGACGCCGCCGCCGACGACCTCTACCTCGAGGCCGACCTCGACCGCTACCTCCGCGGCGACTTCCTCGCCGAGGCCGAGGCGACCTCGAAGGCGGTGGGCGCGCCGATCATCACCCGCAACGAAGCGCGCGCGCGGCGCAACCTCGCTCCCGTCCCCGGCGGCGACGAACTCATCACCCCGCTCAACGTCACCACCGGCGGCCGATCGTCACCGGCGGACACGGCACCCGGAACGCCCGGCCTCGGCCAAGCGTCCCGCAAGGCCCTCGCGCGAGGCGCCAAGGTCGATCTCCCCGCCAGCGCGGCCAACTACCCGCCGGAGCTCGCGGCCTACGCCGACACCCACGCCGCCGTCCTCGCGGCCTTCGTCGACCGCCAGAGCGCAAGCGTCCTGTCGAGGCTCGGCGCGGGCGACGACCCGGCCGCCGCGTTCGGCATCGACGCCGATGGGCGAATGACCCGGTGGGACGGTGAGCTCGCGGATGAGCTCGCCGGCGTTGCCCTCGCTATGGCGCCCGACGCCGCCGCACCCGTCGCCGACGCCCTCGGCGCGGACTTCGACCTCGACGTCGCCACGCCATGGCTCGTCAACAACGCCCGCATCGCGGCCGAGGCCTTCAACGAGAAGACCCTCGCCGGCGTCGACGACATCTGGCCCGCTCCCCTGACGGCCGCCGGCGCCGTCGAGGACGACGACCCGACCATCACTGGCGTCTTCCTCGCCGCCGGGACCTGGCGCGCGGGTGCCCTTGCCGTCGATCGCGTCGGAGTCGTCGGGAACTTCTCGCGCTCCGAGGCCGCCGCCCAAGCTGGCGCGACGACGAAGACCTGGCGGACCACCTCGGCACACCCGCGCCCGAGTCACTCAGCGCTCAACGGCGTCACGATCGCGGCCAACGCCCGCTTCTCCAACGGCGGCCTCTGGCCCCATGACCCAGCGCTCTCGGCCGACGAGGTCGGCGGCTGCACCTGTGTCGTCGAATTCACCGAGACCGAGGCTTCCGCCTAGCGGCCCGTCGCGCGGCGTATCCTCCGGCCCAAGGCCCCGACGAGGAGACCGCCACCCATGGGAACGAAGATTCGCCAGCACAAGAGCGCGCCGGCCCACGGCTTCAAGGTCCTCGACGAGGCCGCCGGCACGTTCGAGGCCATCGTGTCGGTCTTCGACAACGTCGACTTCGCCGGCGAGGTCGTCAAGCCCGGGGCCTTCAAGGCGTCGCTCGAGCGTTGGGCCACCAGCGGTGACCCCATCCCGGTCATCTTCTCGCACCAATGGGACGACCTCGACGCCCACGTCGGCACCGCCGACCCCTCGGACGTCAAGGAGCTCCTGCCCGGCGACCCGCTCCTCCCGCCCGAGCTCGCCGCGCTCGGCGGTTTGTACGTCAAGGGCACCCTCGAGACCGACGAGGACTTCGCCGGTCGCCTCTGGAAGCGGATGAGCAAGCGCGCCATCCGCGAATTCTCGTTCGCCTACGACGTCGTCAAGGCGAAGCCGAGCTCGACGACCGGGGCGAAGCTGGACCTCCTCGAGCTCGACCTCATCGAGGTCGGCCCCACCCTCAAGGGCATGAACCCAGCGACGGCACTCCTCGCCGCCAAGTCGCGCGGCTCCAAGCTCACCGACGCCGACGTCTTCGACGTCCTCGAGCTCGCCGACGAACTCGTCGACGAGACGGCCGCCGCGCTCGCCGCGCCGAAGGCCGCCAAGGCCATCCCCTCCGACGCCCTCGCCGGCGCCGTCGAGGTCACCCTCTCCGCCATCGTCGAATCGGCGACGGTCTGGGCTGGCCTCGAGTACGGCAACGACCTCTACGCCGTCCGCCTCGAAGGCACGTTCCTCGAGGACTCGCGCGCCATCGTCACCACCGAGCGATGGGAGGACCCGCTCTTCGAGGGCCCCGTCTGGGAGCTCGCCTACACCGTCGGCGACGACGGCACCGTCACCATCGACGACGCCACGCCGCTCGAGGTCACCGTCGAGCTCGCCCCAGCGCGCGCCGAGCGGTCGCGTTCGCTCTTCACCGAGCTCGCCAAGGCCACCCCCAAGCTCGCTTCCACCGCTCGCGTCGCCGACGCGGGTACGCTCCCAACCGCGCGGGAAGGCAAGGCCGAGGAGCCCTCCGGGGCCAAGGCCGAGGACCCAACGGCGGCCGACACCACCATCGACGAGGACCTCGAGCTCGCGCTCAACCTCGCCGAAGCCGACTTGGACCTCGACACCTAGCCGAGGCCGCTACCTCCCCGGAGGGTCAACCCATGAAGACCGCGATCGAGGACCTCAAGGGCCGCGCTCGAGGCTGTCTCGAAGACGCCAGGGCCACCGCCAAGACCGCCGAGGACGCAGACCGCGACCTCACCGCCGACGAGCGCTCGAGCATCAAGGCCAAGCTCGACGAGGCCAAGGCGCTCAAGGAGCAGTGGGTCGCGCTCTCCGGCGACGACGAGCTCCGCAAGAGCCTGGACGACGCCTCCGCCGGCATCCTCGACGGGGCGAGCATCCCGTCGGGATTGTCGACGGCCAAGAGCCTCGGCGACCTGTTCACGTCCAACCCCGAGGTCAAGGACTTCGTCGCCCGGGTCAAGAACCGGCTCAGCGACGGCGCCCGCATCGGCGACGGGCCGCCGGTGGGCTTCCGTGGTCTCTCCGACCTCGCGCGGATGGGCCGCAAGGACATCATCACCGGAGCGGACTCCGAGAGCGCCGGCGCGTTGGTCACCAACGACTGGCGTGGCCTCCTCGACCTCGGCACCTTCCAACGCCCCCTGACCATCCGTGACCTCATCACGGTCGGCCAGACGGCGTCGGACACCGTCGAGTACGCCCGCGTGACCGGCTTCACGAACAACGCCGCGCCCGTCCCCGAAGCGTCTGGCACGGCCGCCGGTGACGCGTCGGACGACGTCGCCGGCACGAAGCCTCAGTCGACGATGACCTTGGAGAAGGTCACGGCGAGCGTCAAGACCATCGCTCACTGGATTCCCGCGACCAAGCGGGCGCTCAGCGACGCGGCGCAGGTCCGTACGCTCATCGACAACTTCCTCCGCTACGGCCTCGACGAGGAGCTCGAGGACCAGATCATCAACGGCAACGACACCGGCGAGAACTTCGAAGGCCTGACCGAGGTCTCCGGCACCCAGACCCAGGCATGGGACACGGACCTCCTCGTCACGACGAGGAAGGCCCGTACGAAGGTCAAGACCGTCGGGCGCGCCACGCCGACGGCCTACGTCTTCAACCCGGCCGACAACGAGCGGATCGACCTGCTGCGCGACGGCGTCAACGGAGGCTTCCTCTTCGGGGGGCCCGCTGGCCTCGGCGTGCAGTCCCTCTGGGGTCTGCCGCGCGTGGAGTCCGAGGCCGTCACCGCCGGGACGGGCTGGGTCGGCGACTGGCGCCAAGCGGTCCTCTGGGACCGTGAGGAGGCCGCGATCAGCGTCTCCGACAGCCATGCGGACTTCTTCGTCCGCAACCTCGTCGCAATCCTGGCGGAGCTCCGAGCAGCGTTCGGGGTCATCCGTCCCAAGGCCTTCGTCGAAATGGACCTCACCGCCTAGCGGACGGTCCCACTGCCGAAGGCGCCGGCGTCCACGTCGGCGAGAGCGAGGCCCGGAGGACCACCCCTCCGGGCCTCGCCGCGTCTAGGTTCCGGCGATGCCATCGAGCTCGCTCCCGCTCCTCGCCACCACCGCGCTCGTCGCGCTCGAGCATCGGCCAGCGCGCGTCCTCGACGTCGGCCCGGGCAACGGCAAGTACGGCGTCATCTTGCGCGAGTACGGCCATCGCCACCTCGAGCTTCTCGACGCCGTCGAGGCCGAGCCCCGCTACCTCGAGTCCTTCCCCTGGCTCAGCGCGCTCTACGACCACGTCTACACCACCGACGTCGTCCACCTCGTCGACCACTCCCTCGCTCGCTATGACCTCGTCCTCATGGTCGACGTTCTCGAGCACCTCACCCACGACGACGGCGAGGAACTCCTACGACGAATCCCGGGCCGAGTCGTGGTCTCGACACCCCGCGACTTTTTCCAGAACCCCGAGGCCGACCAGGGCTGGCCCACCGAGCGCCACCGCTCCGTCTGGACCGTCGACGAGCTCGCCGCGGTCCGAGACCTCGAGGTCGTCGACGTCGACGCCTTCGACAAGTTGGGCGGCATCATCGTCCGCGCTGCGCCCCTGTGAGACTCCTCGCCGTTGTCCACAAGTACCCGCCGCTCCACAACGCCGGCGCCGAGTGGATGCTCCACGCCATCCTCGAGCGCCTCGTCGCCCGCGGTCACACCGCCACGGTCGCCTTCCCAGCCGCGCCGAGCTATCGCCTTGACGGCGTCACCGTCGGACCTGTTGGCCGCGACCTCGACCGCATGGCGCGCGAACACGACGTCATCGTCACGCACCTCGACAAGACCGAGCTCGCGGTCCGCACCGCGACCCAGGCCGGTCGGCCGCTCGTTCACCTCGTCCACAACGACCGACAACTCCAATTCCACCGCGTGCAACCGGGTCCCGACGTCCTCGTCGTCCCCAACTCCGTCTGGATCAACGAGGCGCTCCGCTGGCCTGGGCCGTCCATCATCTGTCGCCCGCCCGTCGACGTCGCCCGCTACGCCGGCGCATCGATCACCGGCGGCGACCGAGTCACGCTCGTCAACCTCACGCACGCCAAGGGGTCGACGGTCTTCTACGACCTCGCCGAGACCGAGACCCACCGGCAGTTCCTCGGCGTTGCGGGCGCCTACGGCATCCAGGAACGTCGGCGCGCCAAGAACCTCCGCAACGTCGAGATCATCGAGAACACGGCGAACGTCACCACCGACGTCTACGCGCGCACCCGCGTCCTGCTCATGCCCTCGAGCTACGAGTCATGGGGTCGCGTCGCCGTAGAAGCCGCGTGCTCCGGCATCCCGACCATCGCCGCCCCCACGCCGGGGCTCCTCGAAGCCCTGGGTGACGCTGGCACCTTCGTCGAGCGCACCGACCGACGAGGATGGGTCGACGCCCTCAACGCCCTCGACGACCCCGACGTCTACGGCGCCGCCAGCGCCAGGGCCTACACCCGGGCGCGCGAGCTCGAGAAGATCACCGACGCCGACCAAGACCTCCTCGAGGCGCGCATCCTGGCGCTCATCGAGGAGCGCCGCCTCGCCGCCGGCGCGGCGTACCATCCACCCGGAGCCATGACGACCACCGACCTCTTCGCCCGCAAGGTGTCCTGCCCCATCTGCGGCGCGGGCGCGTGCTCTTGTACGCCCGACGCGAAGACCGTCTCCGACGCCCTCGTCGTCCACGTCCTCGCCCCCGTCCCGCGTGGCCAGCGCGGCCAGCGCCGGCGCTATCGGACGTTCCAAGGCGACTTCAACTACCGCGACGGCGACGCCATCCGCCTCGGCCTCCGCCCCGACGATGAGAGCGACGCTCTGCCCCTCGCCGTCCACAAGAGCCTCTTCGGTCGTATCCCCGCCGAGGAGCTCGAGCGCGCCGCCAGCGCCTACCGAGGAGCGACCTACCAGGCCCGCTCCGACTTCCTGGCCGACCTCGCGCTCCTCCACCCCACTCGCGTCCCGGCCGCGCTCGAAGCGCTCACGGTCGCCCTCGAAGACCTCCCCGCCCCGCCACCATCGACCTCATCGAGTGGCGACCTCGAGCTCGACGAGGTCATCATGCGCCGCGTCGGCGATGTCGAGGCCTGGGTCAGTGGCGACCCCGACCGCGCTGGGCTCGCCCTTGCCGCGGAGCGGTCGGGCAAGGCGCGCCCAACGCTCATCGCCGCGCTCGAGAGGATCGCCGGCTAGTGGGCCCCCTCGTCGCTCCCGATACCCTCGGCCACTGGCTCGGCCTCACCACCATCGACGAGGACCGCGCCGAGCTCCTCCTCGAGGTCGCCTCCGACCTCGTCCGCGGTCACCTCGCCCAAGAGGTCGACTACCACGCCGAAGACTCCGTCGACGTCATCGGCAACGGCGGCCGCGTCCTCCTCTGCCCCGAGCTCCCCGTCTGGCAGGTCCACTCCATCGGTCAACGCTTCGCCGGCGACTCCGCCTTCGAGGACCTCATCGAGCTCGCCGACTACGACGTCGAGCTCGGATACGACCACCGCCTCGGCATCCTCCGCCGCGCGGGCGGCGCCCGGTGGACCAAGGGCGCCACTTACAGAATCGTGACCACCCACGGCTACGGCGTCGAGGGCGACTCCGGCGTCAGCGTCGACCCGCTCCCAGGCTCCATCAAGGCCGTCGTCCTCCGGTGCGCCGCGCGCGGATACACGAATCCCACCGGCCTCCGCACGGAGTCGATAGGTCGCTACAACCGCGGCATCGGCTTCGGCGGAGGTGACGCCGCCGGCCTCACCCTGAGCGCCGGCGACAAGAGCGACCTCGAGGCTTTCCTACCGGGCCGCCGCTCCGGCGCACGGTAGGGCCGCGTGTCTTTCGAGTCGCTCCTCATCCACCGAGTCAAGGTCCACCACCGCGCCCCAGCCACGACCGAGGACCGCTACGGCAACCGGCCCATGATCGCCGGCGAAGTCGACGACCCCATCCCGGCCCGCATCGAAGTCCCCGACGCGTCGGAGAACCTCGACGACCAGGACCGCCAACGCCAAGCGCTCCTCGTCTTCCTCGGCCCCTTCAACGCCGACGGTACGCCGCTCGTCCTCACCGGCTCCGACGCTCTCGAGTGGCTGGACGTCGACTGGCTCCTCGAGCTCGAGGGTGACCCGCTCCCCCTCTTCGACGGCGTCGGCCTCCACCACTTCGAGACCTTCGCCTACCGCGTCACCGGGTAGACGTCATGGCTGCCAAGGTCACCTTCCGCATGGACCCCACGCTTGAGGCCCAGGTCATGGCGTCTGTCTGGCTGCGCGAGCTCATGGAGCGACTCACCCTCGAGGTGTCGGACGCGGCGCGCCGGTTGGCCCCTCGTCTCCTCGGCTTCGTCATCGAGAGCATCGACTACGAGGTCGGCCGCGAGGGGGCCATGGGCCGCCTCGTCGGCCGCGTGTCCGCGGGTGACTTCAAGGCCGCCTGGCACGAATTCGGCACCAGGAACATGCACCCCCACCCGTTTCTGCGACCCGCGCTCGCCCAGGTCTTGCCCGGCGCCACAATCACCGGCGGCCGCGCGCGCCCTGAGTACCGTTAGCCGCGTGCCCGAAGTCCGCGCCCCCGTCGACGTCGAGGCCATCGCGATCGCCCACCTCAAGGCCGACGCGGCGGTCCTCGCCGCACCTGACGACCTCGAGGACCGAGTCTCCACGGAACTCCCCGGAGACCGCGTCGGTGCATGGGTGAAGCTCGACCGGCTCCCGGGCTCAACAAGCGCTGCGCCCGAGACCGCCCACGTCGAGCGGGCCCGTCTCCAAGCATCCATCTGGGCGCCCACCAAGACGGCCGCCTTCGACCTCACGGCCCTCGTCGTCCAAGCACTCTTCCGTCTCCCCGACGTCGCCGTCTTCGACTACGGAGTCGTCACCGGCGTCGAGCTCGAGGTCACGCCCTATTGGGCACCTGACCCGGAGACCGACGAGCCCCGGTATCTCTTCGTCATCGCGCTCTTCGTCCACCCGTAGCGCTACGCTCCCGCGAGCACACCGACACCCGGAGGCCCACCGTGGCAAAGGACACCGACCAAATCGTCGTCGGAGCGAACGGCACCGTGCGCGTCGCTCCCGTCGGCACCGCCGCGCCCGCCGACGCCAGCGACCCATTCGGTGCCGGTTGGGTCGACCTCGGCTACACCTCCGAGGACGGCGTCACCTTCACCGACTCCAAGACCCTCGAGGCCATCCCGGTCTGGCAGTTGTTCTACCCGGCTCGCCGCGTGGTCACGGAGCGCGACTTCACCATGGCCTTCGCGCTCCGGCAGTTCGCCGGCCACCAAGTCGAATTCGCCTTCGGTGGGGGCGAAGTCACCGAGGACGACCCGGGCCTCTTCCGCTACACGCCCCCGTCGCCGGAGGTCATCGACGAGCGTGCCCTCTCCGTCGAGTGGCTGGACGGCTCGAAGGTCTACCGGATCATCATGGAAAAGGGCATGGTGACGGAGAACGTCGAGACGAAGCTCGCGAGGGCCAACGCCGCGGACCTGCCCATCACCTTCGGCATCCTGGGCGACGACGCCATCGCCGCGCCGTGGTTCCTCCTGACCAACGACCCCAGCTTCGTCGAGGCCACGTAGTCGCATGGGGCGAATCGACCTCAACGAAGCCCGACAGAAGCGACGCGCCGAGCGCGGCGGCGACGACAACGAGCTCGTCGTCGGCAGTGACGTCTACCCGCTCCCAGCTGAGCTCCCCATCGCGGTGCTCGAGCACGTCATCGGCGCCCAAGCCGGAGACCTCGGCCAAATGTCCAACGTGTTCGCCGTCATGCTCGGCGGCGAGGACACCTACGAAGAGCTCAAGGCCAAGCACGGCCTCACGGTCGATGACCTCATGGAGATTCTCGACCAGACGCTCGACGTCTACGGGGTAGCGGTCCCGGAATCACCAGCCTCGCCGCCGTCGTCGACCGCCACTTCGACGCCGTTGAGGCCGACCTCCTCCGCTTCTACGGCGCCGACCTCCGACGAGCAATCGTCTCCGGCGACGACCCCGTAGCCACCGGCCTCCGCCGGCTCAACGCTCTCGTCAACGGCCTCCCCCGCGACTCCGCGCTCGCCCGCGTTCTCGCCGGTGACGCCTTCTACTGGACGACGGAGGTGGAGCTCATCGCCCAGGCGGTCGACCTCCTGACGATCCAAGTCGTCAACTTCCTCCGCGCGAACACCAAGCGCGGTACCCGCATCCCCGACCCAACGCCGGTTCCCCGCCCAGGCGCACCCGGTCAGCCCTCACGCTCGGACGCGTCGACGCCCGCACCGGCGCGGCGGATGGCGACGAAAGACGAGCTCGCCGCCTTCTTCGGCGGTAGGGTCCGGTACACCCCGACCGACGGCAACGGCAACGCGGAGGCCTAACGCCCATGGCGCTCGAGGCCGGCCAGGCCTACGTCGACCTCGTCCCCCGGCTCGACCCAGCCTTCGCGCAGAAGGCCGCGGCCCAGGTCGAGGCCGCGACGACACCGTTGCTTGACCGGATCGGTCAACGCTTCGACGCCTTCGGCGAAAAGCTCCGAGGCTTCGGCTCGCGCATGACGACTTTCGTCACGCTGCCCATCGCGGCCCTAGGCGTCGCCACCTTCAAGCTCGCCAGCGACCTGAACGAGAGCACCTCGAAGGCCCAAGTGGTCTTCGAGGATTTCTTCGGCCAGGTCGACGCCGTCGCCAAGAAAGCGGCGAAGACCATGGGCCTCTCTCGCCAAGAGGCCCTAGAGAGCGCCGGCACGTTCGGCAACCTCTTCCGCGCGCTCAACATAGCGACGCCCCAGGCCGCCGAAATGTCGACGACCATGCTGCAACTGGCCGCGGATATGGGGTCATTCAACAACGTCCCCACCGCCGACGCCCTTGAGGCCATCCGCTCCGGCCTCGTCGGCGAGACCGAGCCCCTCCGCCGCTTCGGTGTCAACCTCAACGAGGCGCGCATCAAGGCCAAGGCCCTCGAGCTCGGCCTCGTCAACGAAAAGGAAGAGCTCACCGGCGCCGCCAAGGCCCAGGCCGCCTACGCCCTCATCCTCGAGGACTCCACCTTGCAACAGGGCGACTACTCGCGCACCGCCGACGGCGCCGCGAACAGGACCAAGACCCTCACCGCCCAGGCCAAGGACCTCGCCGCGAACCTCGGCACGAAGCTCCTGCCCATCGGCGCCAAGATTCTCGGCTTCGTCGGCAAGCTCTTCGACGGCTTCGACAAGCTCTCCCCCACGATGCAAAACGTCATCATCATCCTCGGGCTCGTCGCTGCCGCGCTGGGCCCACTCATCTACATCATCGGTGCCGTGTCGACCGCGCTGGGCTTCCTCATCGCCAACCCCATCGTCCTCGTCCTCGCCGCCATCGCCGCCGCCGCGTATCTCCTCTACCGGAATTGGGACGAGGTCTTCCCCGAAATCAAGCGGATCGCGCAAGAGGTCTGGGCCTGGCTCGAGGAACACGCTGCCTTCGTCGTCGACGCCATCCGCGGCATCATCGCCGGCGTCATCTGGGTCAAGGACCACTGGCGCGAAATCTGGGCCGAGGTGCAAGCCACCGCCAAGGAGGTCTGGGCCTGGATCGAAGAGCACGTCGGCCCGGTCTTCGAGAGCGTCGCCCGCTACCTCACCGTCGCCATGGACCGAATCTCCGAGATCGTCGAGGGTGCCATCACGGTCATCCTGTTCCTCTGGGACAACTTCGGCGCCACGATCCTCGAATTCCTCCGCGGCGTCTGGGATGGAATCGTTGCCGTGATCGAAGGGGCACTCGTCGTCATCGGTGGCATCTTCGATTTCTTCACCGCCATCTTCTCCGGCGACTGGTCCGCCGCGTGGGAGGCCATCAAGACGATTCTCTCCGGCGCCTGGGACGTCATCGTCGGCATCGTCGATCTCGCCATCAACACGGTCAAGGGCATCCTCAACGCCGCGCTCGACGCTCTCGGCCTCCTCTGGGATTTCGCCTGGGGCCATATCTCCGACGCGCTCGGCGGCATCTGGGAGACCATCAAGTCGACCGTGTCCTCCGGCGTCGACGGCGTCATCGACTTCGTGCGCGGCATCCCGGATCGCATCCTCGGCCTGGTCGGATCAATCAAGGACGCGGCCCTCGGCGCGGGAAGAGCCATCATTGACGGCATCAGCGAAGGGGTATCGGGAGCGGTGGGCTTCGTCGCCGACATCGCCGGGTCCGTCGTCAACGCCATCAAGAGCTTCGTCAACCGGCGGATCATCGACCCCATCAACGACGCGCTCGACATCCATATCTCGCTCGGGCCCTTCGGCAGTATCGACATCGACGCTCCCGACATTCCGCACCTCCACACCGGCGGCCTCATCCCCGGCCGCGCCGGCGAAGAGGTCCTCATGTACGGCCTCGCTGGCGAGCGCGTCATCCCCCGAGACCGCGCGGCGAACGCCGGCGACGAGGGCAACGTCGACAACCGCGTCTACAACTTCCACGGCTACGACCCCCGCGACGTGCAAGCCGAGCTCTCCTGGGCCGACTTCACCCAGGGCACGGCATGAGCCTCGACGCCAACTACCAAGCCGAGCTCCCCGACCGCGCGTTCCGCTTCGGCGCGGGTACGCGCTACGGCTTCGACCCCGAGGGTCTCAAGGGCTTCGGGGTCCCCCGCCTCCGCGACCGCCGCCAGTCCCGCCCCCAAGACCACGGCACCTACCCCGGCCCGCAATACGCCGACGAGCGGCTCTTTCGCTGGACCTTGGAACTCCTCGCCGACACCGAAGCCGAGGCCCTCGAGCTCGCCGCGGACCTCGCCGCGGCCTTCGCCCCGATCGAAGAGTCAGCGACCATCGACCTCACCTTCCGTCTCGCCGGCGTCGACTACCTCGTCCGCGGGGTCCCGTCGCGATGCGAGACCGACATCGCGCGCCTCCGCTCGAGCTCACCTCGAGCGGATATCGAATTCGCTGCGGTGGACCCCCGCATCTACCTCCTCGAGGAGCAGGTCGCCACCGTCAACCCCGTCGCGCTCACCGGCGGACTCTCCTACCCGCATGGCTACCCCCACGGCTACGGCACCGTCACCGGCGGTGGCGGCCTCATCACCAACGCGGGGAACTTCTGGGCCTACCCAGAGGTCATCACCGTCACCGCTGGCGCCGCTGGCGCCTCGTCGATCTCGCTCGAGCACGTCGAACGCGAGCAGACCATCACCGTCCTCACGGCGCTCGCTCCCGGCGAGACCCTCGTCTTCGACTTCGCCCGCCGCACCGTCAAGCTCAACGGCACCGCGTCGCGCTCCGGCGATGTCCTCCGCCCCGTCAGTGAGTGGTGGCACCTCGACCCCGGCGTCAACACCATCCGCCTCAACGTCGCCACCGGCGGCGCCTCCGCCGAAATCCGCTGGCATCATGCCCTCATGGTCTAGGAAGGGCCACCGATGACCGCTCGCTCGCCGCTCTATCTCGAGAACGCCGGCGCCGTCTACAACGCCATCGAAGACCGCCAGCTGATCCGCGCCCAGACGCCGAGCCACGGCGTCTTTTTCGTCGGCGACCTCGTCGTCACCCAGCGCGGAGCGGGCGCCAACAGAAGCGTCGACGTCGCCGCCGGGTCCGTCGCCGTCGCCGGGACGGAGTCCGCACCGGCCCAGGGCTACTACTTCCAACACCACGACGCCACCACCAACCTCCCCCTCGACGCCTCCGACCCGTCGAACCCGCGCTACGACCTGATCGTCCAACGGTTCCGAGACTCCGAAGCCTCCGGCGTCAACGACGACGGCGCGCTCGTTGTCGTCAAGGGCACCGCTGCCGCGTCACCCGCCGAGCCCGCCGTACCTGCCAACTCCCTCGTCTTGGCGCGCGTCACCGTCGGCGCTGGCGTCACCTCCATCACCAACGCCAACATCGTCGACCGCCGCGTGTACGCCTCCTCTGCTGGCGCGCTGCACGTCGTCACCTCTGGCACCCGGCCCGCGACTCCACGGCCGTTCGAGGTCATCGCCGAGACCGACACCGGCAAGACCCTCCGCCGCAACGCGGCCAACGGCACCTGGGAGCCCTTCGGCAACGTCATCCTCTGCACGTCGTCGACGCGTCCCACCCAGGTCTTCAACGGCCTGACCATCTGGGAGACCGACACCTTCAAGCTCCTCGTCTACTCCACCGTCACCTCGACGTGGAACCCGCCGTGGAACCTGTCGTGGGGGGTGCTCACCGTCGGCGGCGACCCATCGGGCACCGCCAACATCGCTCTCGGCACCGGGGGGGCCGAGACCTCCGCCGTGGTGTCCACCGGCGTGCCCATCCCCGCCAACCGGAAAATCCGTGTTGCGGGCTACGTCAACACCTTCGGAAGTGGTGGCTTCTACGCACGTACCCGGATTCGTCGCGGTAACGGCCTTGGCGGAAGCGTCCGCACGTCGTCACCCATGGGCGCCGCCGACGCTGGCTTCGGTGGCGACTGCGCGCCGTACGCCGAAGCCGTCGACACCGGCTACACCCCCGGCGCCACCGTCCAATGGACCCTCTCGGGGTCAGGCGGCGACCTGCGCCAACCCAGCCTTCTCATCATCGAGGACGTCGGCCCCAACGCCGCGCCGGCATAGTGAGCGACGCCCGCTTCCGTTACCACGTCTTCGACCTCGTCACGCTCCGCACGGTCGACGAGGTCCCCTTCGACACACTCCACTGGACCCGCGTCCTCGACCGCCCGGGCGGCTGGACCGCGAGCATCGACGCCCGCAACGAGAAGGCCACCGGGTCAACCCTCGAGCCTGGGCGCGTGGGTGTCGCCGTGGAGCTCGGCGGCCTCGTCCTCTTCGCCGGGCCCATCTGGCCCCGCTCCGGCAAGGTCGACGGAGTCGAGAGCAACCTCGACCTCGGCGGCCAAGGCATCCTCTCTTGTTGGCGCGGCCCAGCCACGGACTACGGCCGGCACCTCCTCGGCCGCGACGGCATGACCCACGCCACCGGCGCCGCCGACGACGTCATCACCTGGACCGATGTGGACTACTTCCACATCGTCGCGGACCTCTTCGCCCACGCCGCCAGCTTCGCCGGCACCACCCCGCTCACCATCGAGAACCGCGGCACCGGCCCCGGAGGTCTCTGCGGCGCGACCACGTCGCGCACGTTCTACGTCTCCGAACGCAAGAACATCGGCGACCTCCTCGAGGAACTCGCCGCCGAGGAACCCGGCTTCGACTTCGGCGTCGACTGGCACTTCTCGACCGACGTCTCCGGGCGAAGCACTGTCGTCCCGGTCCTCACGCTCGAGAACACGCGCGGCACCATCACCGACATCACCCTTCACGAAAAGGTCGACGTCGCCGTCCTCGAGCATGCCCTCGACGGCGTCTCCGCCAACGTCCTCCTCCTCCAAGGCCAGGGCGCCGGCGCCGACGCGCTCACCACCGAGGTCACCGCCGCCGCGTCGATCGCCCCGGTCGGGGTGTTCCCCCGTCTCGAGCGACGCGTCACCGCGCGCGACGCCAAGACCGTCGAGGAGCTCGTCTCCCTCGGCGCCGGCATGATCGGCCGAGCCGGTCGGCCGCTCTTTACCGCGACGCTCGACGTCATCGACGCCCAGCTAGAACTTGTCGCCACGCTCCGCGAGGGCGACGTCGTCTACCTCGAAGCCCACGACGGCGCCATCGACGTCGACGACTACCTCCGCGTCATCACGATCGACGGCACCATCGACGTCGACTCCAACTTCGCCCTCAAGCTCGGATGCGCCAGCCTTGACCACTACCCGGAGATCGTCGCCCCATGAGCGAGCCCGTCGTGTCCCCCAATGCCCAATGGCAGAAGCGGATTCGGGACCTCGAGAAGGCCGTCGCTGCCCTCCAAGCTGGCAACGGGCTCGACGGTGCCACCATCCGCGATGGCGCCACCCACGTCCGCACCGCGGCCGGTGACCCAGCGCTCGAGCTCGGCAAGACCGACGACGACACCTACGCCCTCCGCGCCTACGACGACGGCGTCGCCGCGGTGGAGGTGGGCGAGCTCCCCGGCGGACATCACGGCGTCACCATCCAGGGCGGAGGCGGCACGTTCCCCGCGTTCCACGTCGATGAGCGCGGCCTCGACACCCCACAATTCATGGTCCCAACCGGCTTCTACGGCAACGGCGTAGCACCATTCCTGACGATCGGGCCCGGCGCGGGCTGGGTCCTGATAGGCCGTATCGTCCTTCCGCCCATCGTGTCGCAAGCGGCCCTGCGGATGCTCATGGGCTACCAATTCGACGCGGGCACCGCGGGCGAGCTCAACATCACGTCGAACTCTTGGCTTGCTGCCGGCTGGATCGCGGAGACAACGAGCCCCACCCTCTCCGGTGGCGGGGGCTCCACCGAGGTCTGCGACTGGCTCCACCAAATCCCTCTCGGCTCGCCCCTCGCCGGCGTCGACTTCTACTTCGTCGACGTCTTCGGCCGCGTCACCTCCGGCGCCGGGAACCTCCTCGCCTACCAGCCGTGGTTCTCGTTCATGAACGAAGACCACGGCGCCACCGCCCCCGGCCTCTGGCGTCCGGTCGCCTGACGGGGTCGCGCCCATCGCCCCGAGAGGCGGCCTATGGTGGGCGACGTCCGCACCTCTGAGGTCGAAAGGCGTGACTCCATGCCGATGATCGGATCGCCCGCCCCGGAGTCCCCGCCCGAGCTCGACATCGACTCCTACCCGCCGGAGCTCCGCGAGCCCGTCAAGCGCGTCTGGGCATTGGTGAGCGTTCTCACCGCCGTCGCTGCCGGAGTCCTCGAGCTCGGCAACTTGGCGCTCGACGTCGTGCCCGAGACGGCCAAGCCCTACGTCACCACCGTCGTCGTTGCCGTCCCCGGCGCCGTCGTGATCCTCGGCAAGGTCCAAGCGTTCCTGGCCCGCAACCGGGTCTACCCGTACGCGGTGGCGGCCGAGCTCGCCAAGGCCACCCCGAAGGCGCTCCCGCCGGCGTGAACGTCGACGACCTGCCCTTCGTCCCGGCCGCGAACTACGGCGGTCCCTTCGGGCCGGATGAGCCCTCGCTCATCATGATCCACTCTGCCGAGACCGAAGAGACCTTCACCGCCGCCGAAGGCGTCGCCAACTACTTCGCCGGCGGATCGGTCGGCGCCTCAACGCACCTCACCGCCGACACCAACTCCGGGGTCCTCTGCGTCCCCCTCAACCGGCGTTGCTACGGCGCCGGCGAAGGGCCGAGCAATGCCATCGCCTGGCAGATCGAGCTTGCCGGCAGAGCAGCCCAGGACCGCGGCGAATGGCTCGACGACTACTCGCGCGCCGAGCTCGTCATCGTCGCCGAGCTCTGCAAGGACCTCATGCGTCGAGAGCCGCGCATCCAGCCCGTCCACCTCACCGGCGACCAACTCCGCGCCGGTGAGCGATGGGGATTCACCGGCCACGGCGACGCTCACGTCGCATGGCCGGAGGGCGACTACCGATCCGACCCCGGCTGGGACTTCCCCTGGGACGTCTTCCTCTCGATGCTCACCGGCGTCCCGACCCCCGACCAAGTCCGCGAGTACCTCGATCTGTTGGCGCGGCTCTCGCGTCTAAGGAGCGTCATGGGAATGGAAATGTACGTCGGCCCCCGCACCGGCTGGACCGGCAACGGCGCCATCGTCTGGCTCGACGGCCGCATCGTTCACGACTTCGGCGACCAGAACCCCAACCCCGACGGCATCCCCGAGGTCGCCGCCATCTGGCATGACTCCCTCAAGCGGCCCGACGTCGCCGTCGCCAGCCCCATCCCCATCCACTTCATCGACGGCGCCACGATGGAGCAACTCTTCTGGTCCGGGAAGTGGGCCAGCACCCCGCCCTCTGCCATCGACATCGCGCACGCTGTCGCGGCGGAGCTCGGCCCGCTCGGCACCGGGAGCCCGCTGGACCTCGCCGCCATCGAGAAGGCGGCCGAGAACGCCGTCCGCAAGGTCGCCGCCGACGCCGCCACCCCGTAGTAGAACGTCGACGATGCCGAGCGCTACCGCTGTTGTCGTCACGGTCCTCGTTGGTCTCGCGACCGTCGCGGGATTGCTGGGCGCGGCGTGGCCCTACTTCCGCGGCAAGCAGGTCCGCACCTACACCGAGCTCCTCGAGAAGTCCCTTGCGACCGAACGCCAAGAGGCGGAGCGGTACCGCGAGAAGGCGAAGGCCGAGGCGGCCGAGGCGGAGTCCCGTTGCAGTGAGGCCATCGCCGAGCTCCGAGGCCGCGTCGGGGTCCTCACCAACGGATTCGCGACCGTCGTCGCCGAGGCCGTCGTCGCGGTGGTCCGCCAAGACCTCGTCGCCGACCTCGCCCCCACGGTCGCCGAGGCCGTCACCGTCGAGGTCCGCCACCACCTCGCCGAGCGCAAGTCGTGAAACCTGCCGACCCACGCACCCCAGAACAAAGGTACTAGGCGACGACCTCCGCCGGGCCGACCGCAACTTCCGCGCCGCCATCGCCATCGCCATCGCCGCCATCCTCATCGCCGTCGTGGCCCTCGGTGTCCTCCTGAACGTCTCCGGTGACGTCGGCGAAGCCCGCGACGCCGACGCCCGCGACGCGTGTACGGGCGCCCTCGTCGGCCGTGAGCTCGGCCTCATCATCGCCGGGCTGCGGCTTCCGCTCGATCAACGTGACGAGGCGCTCAGCATCGCGGACGTGGTCGCGGCGCAGCTTCAAGACCCGGAGACCTGCGCGGATGGAGTGGTCCCCCCGCTGCCGACCGCAACGACACCCTCCGGCGGATAGGGGCAAGGAAAGACTTGCACTCCGGCGAGGCGTAGGGTAAGGTTGCTCTTGCCCAGCTCGCTACCACCGGAGGTCCCCGTCATGGCGGCAAGCCCCAAACGCCCCGACGTCCGCCCCTTCCTCATCGAGGACCGGGAAATCCCCATGAGCATCGCGTGGCGGAACGCCATGAGGCGCGAGTACCGCGAGGCCCGCCGGCGCACTCGCGGCCCCCTTGGGCTCGTCGTCGCCCGTCAGGCCGTCGACCGGCTCATCGCCTCCGTCACACGCGTTTCCCGATGACGGTGCTTCCGGCGCTCGTTGGGAGAGGACTCCTGCCATGATCCTGCCCACCCTCGCCACCCTCGCCGTCCTCGGCGTCCTGGGCGCGGCGCTCATCGCCTCCGTCGGGCGCCTCCGCGTGGAGCTTGGACTCCCGCGCCGATCCCGCCGTCGGCGACTCCCCGGCTGGGTCGCGTCTGCACTGTTCGCCCCCATCGCGGGTGCCGTCGCTCTGACGCTCGCGGTCGCCACGGAGGTCCTCCGCTAGCCATGGCCCGCATCTGCTATCTCGCCCGCGACTTCGCTCCCAAGACCCTCGAGGTCATCCGCCAGGCCGAGACCATCTGTGCCGAGTACGACGCCCAGGGCTTCACCCTCACGCTGCGCCAGTTGTATTACCAGTTCGTCGCTCGGGACCTCATCCCTAACCGACAGAGCGAATACAAGCGTCTCGGCTCCATCATCAACGACGCTCGGCTCGCCGGCGAGCTCGACTGGCGTTACCTCGAGGACCGGACGCGCAACCTCGAGAGTCGCGCTCATTGGGATGACCCTGCCGACGTCATTGACGCAGCGGCGCGCGCCTACAACCGCGACCTCTGGGGGGCTCAGCCCCAGCGCGTTGAGGTCTGGATCGAAAAGGACGCGCTCGTCGGCGTCATCGACCCCATCTGCCGCGAGCTCGACGTCGCCTACTTCTCCTGTCGCGGCTACACCTCGCAAAGCGAAATGCACGCCGCCGCCATGCGTCTCCGCCGGTACATCGCTGCCGGCCAGACCGTCACCATTCTCCACCTCGGCGACCACGACCCCAGCGGGATTGATATGTCGCGAGACATCGCCGACAGGCTCGCGCTCTTCCTCGACTACTCCGGCGACGCCGGCGCCTTCGACCTCCGACGGATCGCTCTGACAATGGGCCAAGTTGAGGACTACGCCCCGCCCCCGAACCCGGCCAAGGTGACCGACTCCCGCTTCGAGGGTTACCAGCGCCTCTATGGGAACGAATCGTGGGAGCTCGACGCCCTCGACCCCAACACCCTCGCCGAGCTCATCCGCACGAACGTCGCCGACCTGACTGACGAGGACCTCCTCGAAGACGCGCTCGACCGTGAGACCGAAGAGCGTCAGACCGTTGCCCGCATATCCGACCGCTACGCCCAGATCGCCGCATGGCTCGACGAGGAGGACTCCGATGACGACCGATGACCTCGAGCGCCGCAACGCCGAGGAGGCCGCCTTCCTCGACGCCCGCGACGCCCAGGCTGCACAGGACTTCGCCACCGCCTACGGCATGACCCTCGAAGAGGCCGCCGCCGCGCTCAACCGGGCGCGGGACCTGGACCTCCCGGCCGATGCCCGACCGCTCCGCATCGACCGCCTCGCCGACGTCGACCTTGACGGCCAGCCCGTCCCGGATCGTCTCGAGACCGTGGTCGGGGCCAGCGTGGACCCAGCCGTAGCGCCGGAGCTCTACACCGCCGGCGACGACGAGGACCTCATCGACCGGGCCGTCCGCCTCGCTCAAGGTGACGTCACCGACGGTTTCCAGAGGACCAACGCCACCGTCCTCGTCGCGCTCGACGCCGGTGGCGACCCGCTCGCGGACGCTGCGATCGACGCCTACCGCTCGGTCTGGCGTGAGGCCAGCTGATGAGCGACCAGACGGAGACCTACTCCAACCTCATCGTCACCCGTCACTACGGCCGCTGGGCCGGTGTCACCTTGGCCGCCCTCTCGGACACGGCTCTCCCCGCCAACTGGCACTACCTCATGCTCGAGGCCGAGCTCCTCGCCGCCCTCGAGCGCGACCACCTCCGACTCGTTCCCGGCTCGCTCGAGCGCTACCGCCGCGACGACGTCCTCAACCCCGGCTGGGTCGCCTTCGTCGTCGAGGCCGAGGCCACCGGCCTCCCCGTTGACGAGCGACTCCCCACCCGCGCATGGCCCGCCCGCCTCCGCTCCGCGTACCGCGCTCTCTCGGACCTCTGGGACGCCATCGCCCACGACCGCTAGGGAAACGGCACCCTTGCTATTCGCCCGGCGTGAGCGTAGAGTCCCATCCGCCCAACCCGAACGGAGGCCATCCATGGCCCAGCAACTCCCAGAGGCCGAGCGCCTCACCAAGATCGCCGCCGGCGTCGGCCGCATCGGTGACCCCCTCAAGCGCCTCGACGTCTCAAGCGCTCTTCTCGACGACGTCGCCAACTTCGAGGCGGCCCTCCGATCGCATCGCGCCGTTGCCATCGACGAGCTCCGTGAGCAGGGCTGGACCCTCGAGCGTCTCGCCGCCCGCCTCGGTGTCTCCCGCCAGCGCGTCGCGCAACTTGCCGCGGCGCCAGCCGTCGACCAATGAACGACGTTCACCTCGACGAGCCCTTCCGGTTTACGCCGCTCGAGTGGCTCAAGATCGTCGGCGCCGCCGTCACCCTGATCGCCGTCGGCTACGCGCTCTTCGTGTTCGCGGCCGCGGTCTCACCGCCACCGACCTCGACCACTTCAACCCGGCCCCTCACGCCCATCACCACCCAGCCCTAGGAGCTCCTCATGGCCCAGCCCGATCCCGTCGCCCACGTCACCAAGCTCAACGGTGGAGAAGTTGACGTCGCGCGCGACCTCGTCTACGGCGAGCGCGTCATCGCTCTCGTCGAGCTCTCCGTCTCCGCCGTCGGTCTCCAAGGCGGCAAGGCTGGCCCCGTCGAGCATCGTGCCCTCGCACTCCTCGGACTCTTCGAGCTCGAGGGTGAGGCCGGCGTCCGCACCCTCAACGCCCTCAAGGAGCGCGCTCGCACAGCGGCACGCGGCGCGGGCGACGCGTTCCCCGGCCTCCTGGAGGACTTCGAGGGTCAGGCCGCCAAGGGCGCTGAGCTCGTCCAGACCTCCGCGACCGCCGGCGCGATCGTCACTCCCGAGGAGGCGGCCGCGCTCGCCAACGGTGACGGTCTCACCGGCGCCGCCGAGGCGGCCCCCGACGGCGAAGTCGACTTTCCCATCGACGCCCCCGACGGCACCCTCGTCGAGGCGGACGAGGGCCTCTTGGTACGCCACGCCGACGCCTGGACGCGCGCCAGCGCGCTCCCGCCGTTCGATGGCTACGACGCCATGAACATCGGCCCCATCGTCGACGAGATCGAGACCTTCGCCGGCGTCGAGCGCGCCGACCGGGCACGTTGGGCCATCGCCTACGAGGCCGCGCACAAGGCCCGCAAGCGGCTCCTCGACAAGCTCTACGCCTACGCCACGCCCCTCGCTGCTGCGCCCGACCTCCCGCCCGCCGGCGAGGCCTTCGGTCCCTCCGACGACGAGGTCGCCCTCGGCGACGAGCCCGACCTCGACGCCCAGGCCGACGACCCGTTCCCCGAGACGGACCCGGCCACTGGCTCCGAGCCCGACGACGAGCTCGAGGTCGACGACGACGACTTCGAGCTCTAGGCCATGCGCGCCAAGGTCCTCCATCCCGTCCCCGGCCTCCGCGCTGGCGCCATCGTCAACCTCGGCGACGCCAACATCTACCTCGACGACCGCATCGTCGGCACCATCCTCGACGTCACCGCCGTCGATGACGCCCTCGAGGTCACGGTCGACTTCCACGGCATCGCCCTCGATCTCCCGGTCGCCATCCGAGTAGGGCGCCCCGATGGCACGTAACCCGCGCCACGCCCGCCGCTCCCGCGGTGGCGGCCGCTTCTACGTCTGGGGTGAGTCCGAGCGCTACTGGTCCGTCACCACCATCATCGACGGCGCCATCCCCAAGAACGCACTCAAGTGGTGGGCCGCCAAGCGCGTCGCCGAATTCGCCTACGACGACGCCTCGGTCTGGCTCGCCATGCCCCGCGGCCGCGCCGTGGACTACCTCAAGCAAGAGCCCTTTCGCTACACCCGCGACCGGGCCGACGTCGGCACCACCGTCCACGAAGCGGCCGAGGCCTACGCCCTCAAGCGGCCCATGCCCACCTTCGACACCCGCGAAGAGCGCGCCTACGTCGCTTCGTTCCTCGACTTCGTGCGGGCGCTGCAACCCAGCTACGTCGCCACCGAGGCCGAGGTGTACCACCGGACCCAGCGGTACGCCGGCACCCTCGACGCCATCGTCGACATCACCATCGAGGCGCTCGCGGCGCTCAACGTCCGCATCCCCGACGACTGGCGTCGACGCGCGATCACGACCGCCGACGCGCCCTTCGTGCGGCTCCTCATCGACTACAAGACCGGCGGCGACGTCGTGGAGGAGAAAGGCGTCTACCCCGAGGCCGCGCTGCAACTCAACGCCTACGGCAACGCCGAATTCATGGGGCTTCCCGACGGCTCCGAAGCGGCCCTCCCGGCGCTCTCGGGCGCGGCAGTTCTCCAACTTGGGCCGCGTGGCTGGCGGCTCGTTCCGGTGCGCCTGGACGACCCGGCACTCCCGCTTGCCGAGCGGCCCATCTTCAAGGCGTTCCTGTACGCCCGGGAGGTGTTCCGCTGGGTCGACGAGACCTCCAAGGACGTCCTTGGCGATGCCATCGAGCACATCTTCGAGACCGACCCCACCGAGGAGGACTAGCCCCATGGCCACCCCGCTCACCCGCCCGCTCGCCGAGCTCGTCGACGACGGCCCCAAGTCGCCCGCCATGCTGGCCCATGAGCTCTTCCGGCTCCTCGAGCGCGTGATCGGCGAGGAGGTCCCCATCGACTTCGCCACCAAGGCGCCCGTCCCCCTGTGGGCCAAGCTCGGCGACGTCCTCACCCGCCTCGAACGCCTCGAGGGCGCCACCGCCGAGGAGACCGCCGGCGCCGCCAACGTCGTCGGCGACGTCTCGCGCGCCGACGCCGCGGCCTGGGACGAGCACCGCGTCTCAGTCGTCACTAGCGCCATCGGCTACGCGCTCCACGGCAACGACGGCCGCGATGTCCACCTCGTCAACGGTGAGGTCCCCACCGTCGTCGTCACGGACGAGGAGGCCGCCGAGGCCCGACGGCTCGCCATCGCCGCCATCTGCGCGCTCGATGCTCTCAGCGTTATCCACGTCCGCCGTGTCGGCGTCGAGGGTCACGGCCCCGCGGTCGTCGTCAGCGGTGTCACCTACGGCCCGGTCATCGAGGAGCGTCGGCTCCTCCACGAGGCGTTCGAGACCATCCGCAAGCTCCTCGCCTACGACTCCGACAACGACTTCGGCGTCCTCGAGATCGCCGCGAGGTCACTCGCCGCCCGCATCCTCGACCACCTCGACCCCTTCTAGGAGCCCCTGCCATGCCCATCCGCGACATTCAAGAGCGCTTCCGCGAGCTCGGCCGCATCCGCATGGGCACCCTCGAACGCCCCGCCGGGGGCGGCAAGGCCCGCCCCCGCAAGCTCGCCAAGTTCCGCCTCACCACGAAGTGGCGTCACCTCCTCGACGAGTGCGCCGCGGCGTACGGCGGCGAGGTCAAGGCCTGGGAACACCCCAACGACGGAGCCCAATGGGAACTCTTCGTGGAGAGCGAAGCTCTCGACGTTGTCATCCCCCCGGGCGAGGTTCTCTCCGAGTGGTACGAGCTCTGGACCGGCGGAGGATGCCAGCGTCGATGCGACGGCATCCGTCAGGTCCTCACCGACCGCGACTGTCAGTGTCCCGCGTCGATCGCCGAACGCCAGGAGGAGGCCGGCAAGGGCACCGCGTGTCGCCCCACCACGCGCCTCGCCGTCATGCTTCCGGCTATCTCGGACCTCGGCGTCTGGCGGCTCGAGTCCCACGGCTACAACGCCGCCTTCGAGCTCGGCGGCGCCGCGGCGCTCTGTGAGCTCGCGACCCGCCAAGGGGTCCTGATCCCCGGTCGACTTGCCCTCGAGGCTCGCTCCGTCAAGCGGCCCGACGGCAAGGGCGGAGTCCTCACCCGGCGCTTCGCCGTGCCGGTCCTCGGCTTCCGCGGCAACCTCGGCGAGACCCTCAACGCCCTCGGCTTCACCCGCCCCGACGGGCTCCCCGTCGTGCCCGGAAGCGCCGGAGCGCTCGCGCCGGGCGCGCGCCCCGCGCTCGACACCGGCGGAGTCCCCGAGCTCCCAGCCCCCGCGCCGTCCACGGCGCCCGCCCCGAGCGTCGACGCCGCGTTCGGTTCGAGCTCCGCGCCGGTCGAACCCGCTGCCCATCCGCCGATGGCGGCCGCACCCGACCCGGAGCCCTACGTCCCACCGGAGCGCGAAACTGACCCCGCCGGCGACGAAGCCACGCTCTCCTGGGCGCAGCACTTCGCGATGCGATGCCGCGACGTCCCCGCCGTCGGCAACGACGTCCTCCGCCACGGCCTCCTGGTCGCCCTCACCGGCGGCCGCACCCAGAGCGGTAAGGACCTCACCCCCACCGAGAAGTCCCAGGCCATGGCGGCCATCGTCCTCCTCGCCCGCGGCAAGGCCACGCTCGCGAGCCCCACCCCCGGCTTCTGGGTCTTCGAGTCGACGTCCGAAGGTATCTCGACCTCCGGGACCCTCGCCGGCACAGAGGCCCCCTCTCCGGCCGCCGAGGAGGCCCCCGACGTCGTCATCGACGTCGAGGGCACGGAGAGGCCCGCCGACGTCCCGGCGACGCAGACGGCCACGGAGCCCGCCTCGGCCGTCCCCGCGACCGCGGAGGACTGGCGGAGGTTCCTCGCGGAGCACCGCCTCAAGATCGGCGACGCCGTCAAGACCGCCGCCCAGCTTCGCCCCGACGCCAAGGCCAACGAGCTCCCCGGCAACCTCGACGGCCTCATCGGCGACCCGGAGCTCAACGCCGCCGTCTACGAACGGCTCTCGTCGTGACCACCGCCGCCATCTGGGTCACCGCCATCTACGGCGACGAATCCGGCGAGGAATTCGAGAGGCCCGCGGTCCTCGTCGCCACCGTCACCGACGCCGGCCGGCCGGCCAAGCCCATCGCCTGGGACCTCGACGGCCGCACCCCGCGGCGTTGCACGTCCTGGCCCAACTTCCGAGGGCTCCGGCCATGAGGCCGCCGCTCGCCGTCGTCTCGGCCACCGGCCACTTCCGGCACCTCACGGCCCCCTGGTGGGACTACTCCGGCGACCGCTCGCGACGCGTCTCCGTCGCGTGTCACTCCGGCGGAGACTTCCGACTCCTCGAGTGGCCCGAGCACGACGAGCGGCCCCTCTGCCAGCGCTGCGTCACCAACGTCATCGAGGACGCCGAGCGCTTCCACGGATGGATTCGAGAACGCGTCGCCGAGCTCCAGACCAACGAGGCCCCAGCATGAGCGCGCCTGTCTACGGCTCCGGCGACGAGGCCTGTACCGGCGACGTCGCCATCGCCCGCCTCGTCACCGAGCTCGAGCTCCACCCCACCGACGTCGCCCAGGCCCTCGCCGCCGCCGGCAGGAACGAGCGCCCCCCCATCCGCACGCTCGAGGACCTCCACGACGCACGCCCCGCCGTCGTCTACTACGTCGGCCGACTCCTCAAGGCCATCGCCGGCGAGCGCGGCACCCGCCGCGACGATGGCCGAGGACCGACCGGAGAGGAGCGCCCCATGGCAACGCTCAGCGGGCCATCGACCAACCGGCCGAGCTACGCCCCCGAGCGCCGCCCCGGAGACCCCCAGGAGCTCCCCCTCGACCGCTCCTCCGGCGACCTCGTCATCATCGCCTTCGCGAGCGGCGACGTCCCCGTCGTCGCCGCGCTCATCGAAGCCGGCGCCGCCGCGCTCAAGTACGCCCCGGTCTCCGCGGTCGACGTCGTCGAGCAAGGCGCCCGGAAGCGCCATGGCGAACTCGCCAAGGCCGTCGCTCGGACCATGCGCGCAGAGCTCACCCGGCGCACCCGGCCCGCCAAGGTGAAGCGGAAGGCGAAGACGTGACCGGCGTGAACACCCACGGCCTCATCTGGCTCGAGGCCCAAGACGTCCTAGCCCAGGCCCGCTACCTCGACGACGCCTTCCCGCGCGCCGTCATCGCCGGTGAGCTCACCGTCGAGGAGCGCCGCAAGGTCGCCGGCCTCGTCTCGCTCGCGCGCTACCGGCTCTCCGAGCTCGAGCGTCGGCTTCGCGCTGGCCTCGCCCCCGAGGTCCTCTCCTCCACCGTCATCGACCTCACCGGCACACCGATTCTCCACGACGGCGACACCCTCACCGTCTCCATCGAGGTCGACGAGGTCGCCCCATGACCCTCTACGACCACGCCCTCGAGGCCAACCGGCGCGCCGCCTGGGCGCGCTTCTACGAGGCGCGCGAGGACCTCCGAACTCTCGCCGGCTGGGCCGCCGAGCTCGGCGCCTACATCGACGAGCTCGTCCCCAGCGAGGCCCAGCCCGACGCCCTCATCGAGCTCCGCCGCCTCGTCGACGCCCACGTTGACGACGTGACGCGGCGCATCGTTCGCCGCTTCGTTCTCACCAACCTCGACGCCGCCCTCGCCGTCCGCCGCCTCGCCCCGCTCGGGATCGCTACGGCATGACCCGAATTCTCGGCCTCGACGTCTCGCTCTCCGCCACCGGCGTCGCGCTTCCCGACGGCACCTTCGCCACCATCCGGCATGGGAAGCCCAAGACCATCGGCTACCTCCGCCACGCCCAACTCCTCGAGCGCGTCTACGTCGAGCTCGCGCGCGCCCGCCCCGACGTCGTCGTTGTCGAGGATTACGCCCCCCGCGCTCTCGGCATCAACTCCCTCATCGTCGCCGGCGAGCTCCAAGGCCCCATCCGCACCCGCCTCGAGCTCCTCGGCATCCCCTGGGTCGGCGTCCGCCCGAACACGCTCAAGCTCTACGCCACCGGCAAGGGCAACGCCCGGAAGGAAGCCATGGCGGACGCCGCCGAGGCCGACCTCCCGAGAGGCGCTCCTCGCCCCGGCAACTTCGACGAGGCCGACGCCTACTGGCTCCGAGCCATGGGCGCCGACCACTATGACGACGGCCTCGGCAACGGCCTCGAGCACCGCGTCAAGGCGCTCGAGTCCGTCGCCTGGCCCGACCTTGAGGAGGACACCGATGGCACGCCGTAACCGACACGACCGCCGGCGTTGGGCAGACGAGGCCGTCGAGCTCGTCTCCAAGCTCGAAGCCGCGGCGGACACAGCGAAGGCCACCCGCGAGGCTCTGCCTTGGCGCGACGACGACCGCTATGAAGTCCGCCTGACCGAGCGCGAGACCAACTACCGCCACGCGGCCACACTGGCCCGCAACCTCCTCGACGTCCCCGTCGAGGCCAACCCAGAGGAGCCAACACCATGACGAAGCGCGCCGTCTACGTCACCGAGCACGACGGCCGAGAGGTCCTCGCGCTCGAGTACGTCACCGACGAATCCTGGGACCTCGTCTCCGGTGCCCTCACCATCCGCATCGCCAACTCAGTCGTCGACGAGGCCCTCCGGTTCCCCGAGGGTGACCCGGCCGTCGAGCTCGTCAGCGAGGACGGCACCGTCCTCGCCCTCGACATCACCAAGGTCGCCGCGCTCCGCTGGGTGAACTTGCTCGAAGGCGAGACCGGCCACGGCGACGAGCTCTCACCGGAGGCTGCCGGAGTCCTCGAGCCCTAGAGCGCGCGACCCCAGGAAGACCCTCACGCCCAACCCCACCGAAAGGACGCTAGCCATGGCATCACGCGAGACTCCCGCCAAGGTCACCCTCGAGGTCACCTCCGCCCGCCTCGACGCCGACGAGGACCTGCCCGCCTACCCCGTCTGGGTCACCGTGACCGACGACGGAGACGAGGGCAACGTCTCGACCGCGAAGCTCACCTACGAGGAGACCGTCGCCCTGCGCGAGGACCTCACCGCCAGCATCGACCTCTACGAGGCGCTCATCGAGTAGCCGTCGGGCCCCGTCCACCACCGAGAAGACCCAACCCGGAAGGACCACCATGGCACTCTCCACCGATGACCTCGGCAAGCACGCGAAGGACCGCATCTCAGGCTTCGAGGGCACGCTCACCGGCCGATTCGAGTACCTCAACGGGTGCATCCGTTGGCAACTCTCGGGATCGAAAGGCGAGGGCACCGACCTCGAGCCCAAGGACTACGTCTTCGACGAGGAGCAAGTCGAGGTCCTCGAGGTTGCCGAGCCCGAGCCCCGGGGCCGTCCGAGCGGAGGGCCGCGCGACCTCACTCCGCCGGCACGCTAGGAGCGCGGCGACGGCGCCCAACCTCGAAGGTGGGCGCCGTCGCCTCGGCTCACCGGCCCGAATTCTTGCCCAACCCGCGACCGGCGGCGCGCTCGAGGAGCGTACCGGCCGGCCCGAGACCACCGGAGGCGCTCCACGATGGGGAACCCGTACCTCGACGACGACGAGGCCCGCGACGTCGAGCTCTTCGAGGACACCACCCCCCGCGCGACGCGCCCGCATGAGGGCGACGTCGAACTCGCCGGCAAGACCACCTTCAACACCAACGGTGGCGGTGGCGCTCCCCACCCGCCGGCGAAGCCCGTCCAAGAGGCCGCCTACCAGTACGTCGACCAAGACGGCGACCTCCTCTACGAAGTCCTCCGCCTCCGCACCCCCGACGGCCGCAAGACGTTCCGCCAGCGGCGCCCCAACCTCCGCCGAGGGGGCGGATGGGTCTACGACCTCGACGGTGTCGAACGCGTCCCATACCACCTCGACGAGGTCATCGCGGCGGCCACCGAGGGCCGCGACATCATCGTCGTCGAGGGTGAGAAGGACGCCGACCGTCTCCGGGCCGAGCTCGGGGTCTGCACCACCACGAACGCGCAAGGTGCCGGCTGGGACTGGCCCGCCACCTGGGCCGACTACTTCCGGGGCGCCGCGACGGTCTACGTCGTCGCCGACAACGACGAGCAAGGCATCGCCGCCGCGCACCACCGCGGGCGCGTCATCCGCCGTGCCGTCACCGACGTCCGCATCGTCACCCTCAGTGAGCTCGAACCCCACGGCGACGCGTCGGACTACCTCGACGCCGGCGCCACCACCGAGGCCCTCTGGCGCGAGCTCGAAGCGGGCCGGCCTCCATCGGCGGACGTCACGAAACCCGCCGGGACCTACAACGAGGCCATCTTCGAGCGGCTCAAGGCGTCCGTCATCGTTGGCGACGCCATCGGATCGCTCCCTCCGCCCGTCCCACTCATCGACGGCATCCTCGACCTCGACTCCGTCGCCGTGGTGTACGGCGCCCCGTCCGCCGGTAAGTCGCTCTTCACCCTGGATTGGGCGCTCTCCGTCGCTTCGGGATCATGGTGGCATGGCGCCGAGGTCCGCCAAGGTCCGGTGCTCTACGTCGTCGCCGAGGGCGCGAGCGGCATGGGTCCCCGGTACAAGGCGTGGCTCGGCCGCGCCCAGGTCCACGACGCCGAGCCCATCTTCCGGGACCTCCACTGGCTGCTGGGCGCCCCGAACCTCTACAACGACGAGAGCGCCGCGGCGTTCATTGCGTACGCCGCCACGCTCGAGCCCGTACTCGTCGTGCTCGACACGTTCGCCCGGTGCATCATCGGCGCCGAGGAGAACAGCGCGAAGGACACCGGCTACGTCGTCGCGAACCTCGAGCGGCTCCGTGAGGCCACCCACGCGACCGTGCTTGCCGTCCACCACACGCCCAAGAGCGGCGAGGGTATCCGTGGCTCCACCGCTCTCGAGGGGGCCATGGACACGGCGCTTGAGGTCAAGGACGTCGACGGTGCCGTCACCCTCACGCCCACCAAGCAGAAGAACGCCGCTCTCGGGGGTGAGCGTCGCTTCGGTATCCGCGAGGTGGAAGACACCGGCTCCGTGGTGCTCGTCCCCGCGCGTGCTGGCGGTCAACCCGTCGAGGTCCTCCTCGAGAACCTCCCCGCTGGCCCTCGCAAGTGTCTCCGGGCCCTCTCCGAGATCGACACTGGCGACGGTGTCGCCTACGGCCTCTGGGAGAAGAGCGCCGGCGTCGGTTCGTCGACCGTTGCCCGGGCCCGCAAGACGCTCCTCGACCTCGGCGCCGTGGCCGAGACGAAGGCAGGCACCCGCAAGCTCTATTCCATCACCGAGGCCGGCCGCGCCGTCCTCTGACGAAAGGACCACCCATGCCAAGCGCCCGCGCTGATCTCGCCGCCGTCGTCGAGGACTATTTCGACGAGGTCCTCTTCCTCGACGACGCCGAGGAGCTCCGCCAACGCACCGACCTCGTCGATGACCTCGAGGCTGCCGTCGCGCCCCATATGGAGCGCCTCACGGTCCTCGAGCACGCCATCGACCACGCCATCGACGTCCTCGAGCCGGGCGACCCCGGCGACGCCGCCGCCGACGAGGTCCTCACGGCCCTCCGTCAGGCCGTCGGACGGACCGCCCCATGATGCGCGCCTACCGCTGGGGTCTCGAACGTCTCACTGCCCTCGAACACCGGGCCCGAGTCATCGCCGTGGACGTCCTCCTCTGGACCGCCGCCCGGCTCATCCGGCTCCGCTCCCGGATCGGTACCGCTATCGACCGTCTCGAGGCCAGCGCGCTCGCGATCGAACCCGCGACCCGCCACGTCGACGACGAGCTCGCCGGCCTCATCGACCTCACCCGTCGACGCAAGCCATGAGCACCCCGGAGGAGCGGTCCTCCTGGCTCGTTGGGGTTACCGCCGCGCTCGACCAGGCCTCCATGGACTTCCGCTCCGACGCCGGCGACTTCTACCCCCACCTCAACGCCGCTGGCCCCTGGCTCGCCCGCTGGCTCGTCACCTTCGGCGACGCCATCGGCACCGACCCCGCCGCCGAGCTCGAAGACGACGCGCCCGGCATCCGCCAGGCGTTCCAATGGGCGGCGCTCATCGTCGACCACGCCACCAACGACCGCGCTGGCCTCCTCAAGGCCTTCGACGGTGCCATCAACCCACCACCGGAGGAATGACCAATGGCCTCGAAGCTCCGCGCCGCGCGCCGGCGTCACGCTCGCTCGAAGTCCAAGGGCATCGCGCCGCCGCTCGTCATCGTTGCTGGCGTCGCGCCCGTCGACGACGACGAGGCCCAAGCCGAGGCCGAACGCTCCGCCGTTGGCGACCTCATCGAGGCGCTCGGCGACCGGCGTGCTACTGAGCCGGGCCTCCGCCGCTATCGCGGCAACGAGGCCCTCTTCGCCATCGTCAAGCTCGAGGAGTCCTGTATCAACCCCGACCTCCTGCGCCACTACGCCCACCTCCGGGCGCGCGTGGAGGTCGGAGAGGAGCTCATCCTCGCCAGCGCGGAGGCCTACGCCGGATGAGCGGCACCGGCTGGACCGCCCCCCACGCCGCCGCCATCGCGCGCGACCCCGTCCTCTCGCGCCTCGGCACCGACGGCCTTGACGCCCTCCTCGTCGACGACGAGCTCGAGGCGCTCCGCGCCCACCTCGACTACCTCGCCAAGCTCCGCCAGCGCGTCGAGGCCGAGGGCCGCGGCATGGCGCTCCCATGACGGCGCACGGCATCGGCGGCCTCACCGTCGTCACCTGTGGTCTCCGGCCCGCCTGGCCGCGCCATTTCGGCCCCGCATGCGAGGAGTGCCTCTGGCGCACCCACGGCCCTGCCGGGTCCCTCTGGTGCCCCATCCACGGCCACGTCATCGACCTCGACCCAACCCCACCGCTCGAGGGCATCGTCTTCCTCGACTACACCGACGGCCACGGCGAGGCCCACCGCCTCGAGGGCCTCCGATGAGGCGGCGAACCTCCCAGCCCCTCCCCATCGGGCGGCTCCCCAAGGACCTCCGCGACGTCCTCGAACACGCCCAAGCCCAAGGCTGGCGCCTCGAGCGCCGCAACGGCGGCCACTTCATGGCCTACAGCCCCAACGGCGCGACCATCGTCACCATCGGCAACGGCACCCAGAGTCAGCGCCGCCAGGTCCTCGCGGACCTCCGCCGAGGCGGCCTCCGCTGGCCGCCATCCGCCCCCGCCTAGCCCACCTCGGCTACACCGGATCGTCGCTACACCCGCCCGCGCGCCCCAGGCGCGCGCGCCGTCCCATCCCTCGGCCAGGAGGTCCCCCATGCGCCGTCACCCCATCGTCACCGCCATCCTCGTGCTCGTCGCCATCGTCGTTTCCATGACGATTGCGGTGGCGAGCGTCCCCCACCCAGGGCCGATCGACTCCACCGAAGGCGCGGTTTCGGCCTCGGCCATCAACCGTGCCGACACGGTCCCCGACCTCACCGCCGGCGCCGCCTGGACCTTCGTCGGCTTCCAAGAGGCCCTCGACGCCAGGGTCCAAGCGCACCTCGAGGCCGACCGCCAGGCCGCCGAAGCCGAAGCCGAAGCCGAAGCCCAGGCCGAGGCCGACCGCCAGGCCGCCGTCGCGTCGAGCGCGCCGGGCGCGCCCCCGACATTCTCGAGCTCCACCGGCGACGGTCAATGTGCCAATCCGATCATCCCCGAAGACGTCGCGCGCGGTGAGTCAGGCTGCCGGTGGGACGCGTACAACGCCAAGGGGTGCGCCGACCCACTTACCGGCATCCCGCGCGGCTGCATCGGCTTCTACCAACTGGACGCGGGCCACTTCTACGAGGTGTCGCCCTGGAATCCGAGCGTCTCCGGGTCCTGTTACGGCATCGACCCCTCAACGCCCGCCGGTCAGACCGAATGTGCATCGAGGCTGGGGCCCGGCGCCTGGGGATAGCGCCCGCGCGCGCCACCGCGGCGCTATCGTCGCCGCCATGAGCTACAGCACCTCGACCATCAAGCCCGCCGTGCGCGGCGGACTGACCCTCGAGGCCTTCACCGAGGTCCCCGACGAAGCGCGCGACCACGTCGTCGCCGCGATCGCCGCCGCGCGCGCCAGCGCGGCCGCCTTCCCCCGCGACGCTCTCGTCAAGGTGACGATCTCCGGGCACTTCAACGAGCACGGCGACACCTGCCAAATCACCATCGCCACCGGCCCCTGGCTCACCCCCCTCGATGACGACGCCGTCGTCGAGGCCATCATCGTCGAGGAGTAGCCCACCATGGCCCAGGCCATCACGAACAAGGCCAAGCAGAGCATCATGGCCGCCTACCTCGCCTCCGGCGTCGACCTCCGCATGGGTCTCCTCAAGACCCTCGCCGGCGTCACGAACGTCCCCGACATCAACTTCATCGCGGATATGGAGTCCCACGCCGACTTCGCCGAGGTCACCGCTTCCGGCTACGCCCGCGTCGCGCTCACCGGCGAAGCCTCCACCGAGGACGACGCCAACGACCGCGCCAACGTCGACGCCGACAACGTCGCCTTCGCCGCGATCGCCGCGGGTGAGACCATCGTCGGAGTGTTCATCTTCGAGCACACCGGCTCTGACGCCACCGCCAAGGTCGTCGGCATCTACGACATCTCGCCCACCATCCCCACCAACGGTGGGCCCGTCACCATCAACGTCGCCGACTTCCTCCGCGCCGTCTAAGCCGGCGCCGCCATGGCGACCATCACGACGGTCGGCCAGCTTGTCTCGACCTCCAACGCGACGAGCTACACCTCCCCCGCGTTCACGCCCGCCGCTGGCGACCTCATCGTCGTCAAGGTCGCCGCCACCGACACCGTCGCGACCGGAACCCTCACCGGCACCGGCGGCATCACCTTCACGCGGGTCCGGGGCGACACCTCGGCCACCACCACCCTCAAGGGCATCTGGTGGTTTATCGCCAACGCCGCGGCCGTCGCGACGTCTCAGACGGTCACCTTCGACTGCACCGGCGACGCCGCCTCCGGCGTGATCCTCGAGGTCATCCGCATCGCCGGGTTCAACGTCTACGGCCTCGCCGCCGTCCGCAATCAGGGCGGCACCGCCGGCGTCGGTGGCACCACGCCCACCACCGCTGGCCTCCAACGGGCCTGTAACGCCCTCAACGCCGTCCTCGCCGCCGTCGTCAACCTCGCCAACCCCGCCGCGCTCACCCCGCCAGCGAGCTTCACCGAGTACGAAGACACCGGCTACGCCACGCCCACCACCGGCGGCGAAGCCTGCCACCGGATCGGCGAGACCGGATCGTCGCTCACCTGGGGATCATCGAGCGCGTCCGCCTGGCTCGCGAGCGCCGTCGAGGTTGGCGACACCGGAGTCGTCACGCCCGCCGACCTCACCCTGACAGCTGTCGCGCTCACCGCCACCCCAGGCACCGCCACCGCGAGCATCACCCCAGCGACGCTCACCCTGACGGCCGTCGCGCTCACCGCCACCCCAGGAGAGGCCGCCATCGCGGCCGCGAGCGTCACCCTGGCCGCTCAGCCCCTCACGGCCACCGCCGGTGACGCCGAGGCCGCGCTCACCCCCGCCGAGGTCCTCCTCGCCGCTGTCGCGCTCACCGCCACCCCAGGCACCGCCGACGCCACCATCGACACGGCCGATGTCCTCATCGTCGCCCACGCGCTCACGGCGACACCCGAGGCCACCGAGGCCACCATCGCACCCGGCGAGGTCGCCCTCGAGGTCGTCCCGGTCAGCCTCACGCCCGGCGACACGGCCGCGAGCATCACGCCCGCCGAGCTCACCATCGATGCGGTGGAACTCACCGCCACCGCCGGCGACACGGCCGCGAGCATCGACCCCGCCGAGCTCACCATCACCGCCAGCATGCTCGTCGCCACCCCGGCCGCCGCCGAGGCGAGCATCGAGCCCGCCATCCTCGAGCTCACCGCCCGCTTCGTCAGCCCCGCCGGGACCAGCGCCAGCGGCATCGACGCCATCCGCCTCGACCTCGACCCCGTCGCGCTCAGCGCGACCCCCGGCACCGCGACCGCGGCCATCACCCCGGCCGTCCTGACCCTCGACCCCAACGCCATCACCGGACAAGCCGGCCTCACGACGGCCAATCTGGACCCCGCCCACGTCGACATCGTCGCCGTCGCCCTCACCGCCACCGCCGGCACGTCGACCGCCACCATCACGACCGCCGAGCTCACCCTCACCCCGGGCATGCTCGTCGCCGTCGTCACCACCCTCGAGGCCTCGATCGACCCCGCCACGCTCACGCTCCTCGCCATCGCGCTGACCAGCCTCTCGAAGCGCCCCCGACGGCGCCCCGTCACCTTCACGCCCGTCACCGCCGGTGACCCCAACATCTGGCCCCGCGACGGCTACACCTGGCCCTGACCACATCGGACGGTGAATCTCTACCACCGATGTAGCAACGCCTGAGCGCTCACGCATCGGCGCACTCCCACGACCCCGATGGGAGTACCCGCTCGTCCCAATTGAGCGCCACGCCAGCCCGTCCCCTCCCACCACTCCCAACGTCCTCCCATGGGAGTAACGGACGAGACGGCATAAGGGCAACGTGCTACCAACTCCCGCTACTCCCACGCACTCCCACGCTTCCTCCCACCGACAAGAAGCTCGACCCCGTCGGCGCCATTCCTCCCGCCTGCCCTTGACACGGTGGGTATGCTCGGCGCTGCGCTTGGCCCGAGCATCCCACCGGGTCGGGCGGGAAGAGTGGCGACGCGGCGAGAAGGCCAAGACCAAGGCCCCTCCACCCCAAGAGCGACAACCCCGCGAAAAACGACACGCCCCTCCCGCCAACCCCCACCCCCCCCCTCGCGCGACCGCCACCACGCCCTCAAAAACGAAGGGCACGCCCCACGAAAATGACCCCACCCCGGCGCTGCTCCACCCCCTACTGCAACGGCACCGCCCAACGCGGCGGACGATGCGCCAACTGCCGAGCAGCGAACGACCGCCAACGCAAAGCCGGCACCATCTACAACACCACCCGATGGCGAACACTCCGCCGCAAAGTCCTCAACGACGAGCCCACATGCCGAGCCTGCGGCCACCTCGCCACCGACGTCGACCACATCACACCGATCACGGCAGGCGGCGCCCCCTGGGACCTCCACAACCTCCAACCTCTCTGTCACTCCTGTCACTCCGAGAAAACCTCGAGCGAACGACGCCAGGCCCCAGGTAGGGGTGTCGCGATCCCCGCCGACGAGGCCCAGAAGAC